GCACGCTTGCAACTGAAATTACACACCCCATGATATCGGTGAATGGTGACCTTGCAAAGTTGTTTGGTAGCAATCCTTCGGGACATGCTTTAACGACTGTCATTAATTCTTTGGTAAATTCCCTCTACCACCGATGTGTGTATATTTCTTTGAAAACATCACCGCTGCCTTTCCGACAAACAGTGTCGCTGCTCACTTACGGTGATGATTGTGCATATTCGGCCCACCCTGACATCAATTTTGGACATACAGATGTACAGCGGGCTTTTGCTGATTTCGGACTTGTTTATACCATGGCGAAAAAAGACGCCGAATCAGTGCAGTATATAAAATTAGGTGAGTTATCGTTTCTCAAGCGCACTCCTCGATGGGATGAGGATTTGCAAATGTACATGGCACCACTTGAAAAACGATCCATCATTAAACCGTTGCAGTGGTTGACCAAGAGCTCGCTCACACCAGAGCAGTCTATGGCAACCAACATTGATAATGCAGCATTGGAGTTCTTCTTCCATGGACGCGGGGTCTATGAGGAAGAAATTTTGAAACTCCGTGAAATTCGAAGCCGTTACTCACTACATCAGATGTGCATTTTTGTTGATTATACGTACGATGATATGATGAAGCGGTGGAAAAGGGTCTACTCTGACCAGAAAAGAGAGGAACATCCGGAGCTATTCGTATGTAAAGTTGAAAATAGTGAAGGGAGCATTGATTACGGCATGCGCTCAACAAAGCAGGATGTTGAGATGTGTGACGCTTGTTCCCCGATGGCCACTTCGCCGGACGAAGTACCCCTATTTAGGGGAGCCCTAGGCCAGCAAAATCCTCTAGACATCACGATGCATCAGTGCAACGCTCGTGGTGAACAAATATGCACTACCAATTACATAACTAGAGAAGCGGAGAAAGCGTCCGCAGAAGAAATACGCGATTTAGACCCACAATCTGGTGTGGTCACACAGTCCAGTAACATGGACGAAGGAGGGCGAGTTGATGCCCATGTGGTTACGTTCAAGGACACTCCACTACAACAACAAAATGTCATGGAATCCGTAATAGATACCACGCGCCATAAGACCAGTAATGCTGATGATGGTCTCGGAGACTTCCTATGTCGACCCGTGTTGATTAAGGAATATTCGGTGGCGATTGATGATGATGTGAATGAAGATTTCAACCCGTGGGATAGGTTTTTAACAAATCCTCGGGTGATTAATCGGATAAACAACTTCACCAATTTGCGTGGTAAACTTCATGTGAAATTCATGATTAATGGCAACGGCTTCTACTTTGGGAAGTTGATCGCTTCATATCTCCCTTTGGGTCCGCTGAATGACCTCGAGCGACCACATGGAGCAGGAGACTTAGGAGACATATTGTTGGCGACACAACGTCTACATGTGTTCATCGATCCATGCAATAGTGCAGCAGGTGAGATGGTCCTACCATTCTTTTGGTTCAGGGATTCCTTATCCATTATTGGAGCCGATTGGAGAGCCATGGGTACTGTGTACTTAGAGTCGATAAATCCGTTGAAGAATGCTAATGGGTCCACAACAAACTTGAATATCTCGGTGTACGCCTGGATGTCCGAGGTTGAATTGGATTGCCCTACGCTAGCAGACTCGCCCGATTTGGTGAACCAGATGGGTACCATGGGCGAGTACGATTCTTCGGGTATACTTTCGCGTCCGATGACAGCAGCGGCTGGTCTAGCGAAGGCGATAGGTGGCACTTCCTTCACAATTGCTCCGTTTGCAACAGCAGCGTCGAGCATGTTAAGTGGAGGTGCTGCGTTGGCAAAATTGATGGGTTACTCACGTCCCCCAGATTTGAAGCCGGCAGCAAAGATGCAACCACGACCCGTGGCAAACCTTGCCAATTACGACACGATGGACACAACAACAAAGCTTTCGTTGGACACGAAGCAAGAGTTGACGTGTGATCCTCGTGTCATGGGATCAGGAGAACATGATGAGTTAACCATAGATAGTTTGGTCACGCGGCAGAACTTCATCACCACGTTTAATTGGTCCCCTTCCAACACACCAAAGACATTGTTGCAGCAGATAAAAGTGTTCCCATATCACACAGTCCCCAAAGCGAGCGATTCGTCAGTGTGCTATCCATCATATGGACTCCCGGCGTTGGAGTTCTTGTATTGGCAAGGCACGATGGTGATGAAGCTACAGGTAGCATGTTCCAATTTTCACAAGGGTAGATTGCTTGTTGTGTACGACCCACAAGTGGCGGCGACCACATCTGAGTCCAACATTCAATACACTTACGTGATGGATATTGCAGATCAAAAGGAGTTGACTATTGAGATTCCTTGGTCACAACCTGAGGCTTTCGGAGCGGCACCTGCCAATCATGGCGACCCGTCGAGTGCGGGCAGAGGTGCCGGTCTCGGGTTGACGAAAGATCGGACCGATAACGGTGTTGTGTCGGTGTTTGTGTTGAACGAGCTAACCACGCCCAGTTCCACCACCGACAGTGTCCAGATCAACACATATGCGTCATTCAAACCAGGAATGAAGTTCTTTAGGCCTGAGAACTCGTACCGTTTGATGGCGTTTGCTGCCAAGGCACCGTTGTTGGAAAACCAGATGGGCGACATGCCCACGGACTGCGCTAAAGATTGCCAGGATCCCACTGGAGACACCCCTGATTTTAAAACTGGTCAGGAGAGTGACCCAGATGAAGAGATGCTTGTGTATGGAGGTGAGAACATTCGCACCATGCGCGCATTTACTAAGAGACCAGCAATCACGTATGTTATGCCATTGACGACCGGTACGGCCGATTTATACCGGAATTCGTTCACTAACCCTATTTTTCCCCGTCCACGCGGGTATTTTGATGGTCAGAACAACAATGGTTACAACTATGCGATAAATTCTTTCCTCACCGTAGGCGTGCATGCGTTTGCGGCATATAGAGGGGCGATACGTTGGAAATTTGTCTCTGCAGACAGCGATGGCTTCATGCAGATAGTACCACAACGCAGAACCGAGTATGGTATCTCGTATGGTACGGTGTTCAATCCACTGACATTTCCACCGGCACCGTCGGATGTACGCGCAGCCCAAATTGCGGTGCAAACCAATACTGTAGTGTCCAATAGAGCTAGGGAGATTCAGCACTCCCATTCAGTGCAGTGTTTAGAAGGAGAATTGCCATATTATCTCCCACTGCGGTTCACACCAACAAGTGACTTTGACTTTGAAACTTTCGATAACCAAAATAATCGATGTTTCGCCTTCGAGATCTTTCGACGACCATCATCCAAGTTCGTCCAGATTTTCGTATCAGTAGGCGAAGATTTCACAGTCGGCCAATTTACAGGCCTCCCTCCAGTGGTAGGGGTTAGTCCACCAACCTAAGTTTAGTCGTGCGGTCGAGCGCACGCCGGGTTTTCATACCCGCTCCCCTCAGTTAGGGACTCTTTTTACAGACGAGAAAATTTTGTAAGCGAGCCCCCGAGGGGGTAAGCAATTTTTTGTTTCTCGAATGTTTAGAAAGTTCCGAGGTGTTAG